GTTGCAGATCCCCCCGTCAAAGATTCGGGAGTTAGAAACAAAGTATTCCAGAATTAGTATTTTCGATACAAGATCGAGAAACTTCTTCTTGAATTAACTCTGATAATTCTATTCGAGGTATGCATACGTCTACACGTATCTTCTTATTACTACCGGACCCGGACAATCTTGTCTGGCAAAGTCCTGCAATAAGGATATCATCAAGTGGACTTGCGTCCTCCTTTACTATTAGAGATTTTGGATCTTCGAACTTAAATTTTCGCTTAAGGCGTAAAAACTTAATTTCGGGATTCTGATCTGTTCTTCTCTTCTTTTTTTGATTTGGATCAGTGGAAGTATCATACTTTCCTGGGACATAATCTTCATCTGACATGAAAGACATGGATAGACAAGGTAGTTCGAAATAATCCTTTGTTGGATCGTCCTCACCTTCGATAAGTACACAAGGCGTTCTTATATCAACTCCATCGGGCATTGATTCCTTTAAACAGGTCCAATACTCGTTAGATTGATTCATAAAAACACCCTTTCGTTTTCGATCTGAGACATCGCGGTAATTTTCGAGTAGTTGAAGAGCTACTTCTAATTGACTGTGATTGACGGTGCCAAAAGGCAATCCGAGACCACCCAAGTGTCTAGGCAGTTTCCATGAGCGTTGAGATTTCTTAAGCTTTTCAAACATGTTCATTCCGAACACCTCCAAAGTTCTTTCTCTTTGTTCAGCCGATGCTACACGTAGTAGTTCATTCAGTTGATCACAAACTGGTCCTAAACCCTCTTTAGGCATTACATCCTGTTCCCGTTGGTCTAATAAGACTTTAGACTGTCCTTTTAATAGGCCAGCATTCACTACAAAACTCTCTTTGAGAGAATCTACAACGTACAAATCATCAACCTTTACTAACTTAGCCATAAAGCTAGTTGAGTTAATATTGACGAACTGACGAGTACAGTAGTTCTTACCAGGGGATAAACTTAAACCACAACCCGCACATACTTCTTTCCAAATGTCATAATGACTTTTGTTAGAAATGAACGAGATGTCGTCTCCGTTAAACAAGGGACGAAATTCATTTAATACATCTCTCCACCTCAGACGTTTTCCATAGAATTCTTCACATCCAACCCAGAACATAGCCGCATTGACTATATTCAGTACAGGGAAGGAAGTGGGAGAACCCATTAATTGTCCATGCGTCTGTTCAACCTCCAATTTATATTGCCTGAGTAATCCATACTTCTCCTCAAGAGAAATACTCGCACCCGCAGCCTCAATAAACTTTTTGAAGATATCAGGAAGATCATTGTACATGATTTTATGCCCACCTAAGGTGAGTTTTAAGACACTTATCCAATCAACAGATAAATCTGTGTGTTTGGCCAAAGAGTCGATAAATTGCTTTGGAAGAGACGGCTCCATATTATCTGTAGCGTTCTTATAGTCTCCTGCAACAAAAAAAGTTTTACTACCATAATGAACTCCCCTGGAAGTCACAGTCGAACCATCCTCATTTAAGAGTTGGGTCCTCTGGGATTCTGTGTAGAATACGGTCCCTGCATAAACATCGTTTATGTCGGTATCGTTATGGCGTTTACCTATAAATCTAAAAGGACCAGTGTCCCTCCTCAGAAATTTATGCAATACAGGTTGTATCATTCTCCCTAATTGATATATCGAAGCGTTACTAGACGTAACCCCTCTTACCTTGAAAGGTTCGAGGACTTTATTAAACTTAGCACAACACTGTCGTGTAAGAAATAATTGAGTTTTGATATATTTCATAATGTCTACAATATTGTAGCCGAACGAAAAAATTGGGATTTTGATATCAACAACACTATTCACACTATACCAGTTGGCAACATCGATTTCATTTTCGACAACCATATCGGCGTAGTGGGAATTAGCGTCCTGTTTGTAAAACATTCTGTGGAAGAGACCTAATGCTCCATATTTTGATTTAGTACTCTCAAAGCAAGAGCCTTGAGAAGGTAATCTCCATACCGGAATTTGTTCCGTGAAGTTTTTTGGATAGTAAATTTTGACTAAAGCATCGATTTTTGATCGTACTTTAGGAAGAAATGATATTTGAGTTTCTGTGGGCGTATAGCCTAGGCCAATCATATTTCGTTGGTGATCAAGAACAGACACACATTGTTTAAACATACTAATCTCTGCCGCTGCCCTCTTAGCTTGTAAGAGAGAATTAGCAAAAGCTAGTTTCCACTGCAGATCCTTCTTTAAAGAAGAAAAAGCACGTCTAACCCAACCTCCTATCACTACTCCTGGTATTTCTCCGGGGTATAAATCCATCACTGGTAATTCAGAAGCCTCCGTTAAGGAGCAAACCAAATAATTCGTGTGGGACTTATATTTGTCCTCTAGAATATCCAAGATAGCATACAAGAAGTATCTTTTGATGAACATACTGCACGCAGAGCGTGACGGTATTCGTCCACAAAAGGTGTATATTGTCTGTATCACACCATCGAACAGCAGCTTCGCTCGTTCGCCACATCCATTCACATACCCATCTAAATAGCTCTCATAGTTATAAGGCTTGATGTGTGTAGATTCTAGTTCCATTCTTTCTGCGATTAAAGAAATCTTATCGTATAAAGAACTAGGGAATTTACATTCGTCTAAATGTTGAAGAATTGTAACATTTACATATTCGACATGCCTGTTCGCTTTTACCATTGCGAGAGCAGACTTGAACTTCATATTCAACTCAGAAATTAGTTGATGACCACAAGAAGTTCCATGCTTAAGATCCGATAAATCGTGTCTTTTTGCTACGTTGCTAATCATTGCGAAGTTACGCTTAATTGATTTAG